CTCCAGCGCATCACTCGTGGCCGGTACGGATGCACTCTCCGTCAACCTCTTCGCCGAGGCGGTGCGGGAACGTTACATGCTTGAGATCAAAACGGTCAGCCTTGATCCGCTGACCTTTGCCGACGAAGCACTCGTTGCATCTGAAATCTGGCGTGTTGCCTCCTACGACATGGACACCACCCGCGTGGTGCTGCGTCTCACTTCACCGCTCGATGCTGTCAAAGCGCAAGTGCCACGTCGCACGCTCAGCACCGCATTGGTTGGTGCATTACCCACATCCGGCGCATTGGTGGTGAGCTGATGTGGCGAGACTGGATCGGGCTGCCGCATCAATTCCGCGCTGATCCACGCAACGGCCACGGCGCTGATTGCCTCCGCATGACCTGGAACGTGCTCGAAGATGCAGGCGTGCCGCATCCACCATTCGATCCGATCTGGTTCGATCTTGCCGAAAACGGCAGGCATCGCTTGTTAGCGCGAGCCTACGAGGAACTTACAATACCGTTAGATGCTCCAGAGGAGTACGCGGTAACCTTGTTCTCCACTGAGCGCACCATTGGAATCGGCGTTGTTGTTGATGGTGGTTTGCTCCACGTTCATCATCGTCGCGGTGTGCAGTGGATGCCGCTGGATCGTTGCAAACCGCTGGAGTTTAGGAAATTCAAATGATGCTGCCTTCTGATCGCTACCTTGCCGACATCCTTGGCCTGACGGAAGAGCAGTACCGTCATTTCCAGATCGAGGTGCGGAAACGCGCAGCCGAAGGCCCGCAGCCTGCGGTGGTGGCTGGCACCGAGACCCTGATTGCTGCTGGTATCAGCCTGCTGATCGGTGTTGGTACGACGATCATCTCGTCGCTGCTCAAGCCCACCCTGCCGCAACCTGGCCAAGCACCAGGCCAGCCACGTCAGACGCAGGACATTACCGATCCGATCATCCGCAACAGCAGGTTTGCGCCACGGTACGGATTCGACAGTCAGCAGGATATCGCCACACTCGGCAGCATCATCCCGATCGTTTACGCCAACCGCGAGCTGATCAGCGGCGATTACTACGGCGGCATCCGCATCAATATGCCGATGCTGTGGAACCAGATCCTCAGTCTTGGCGGTGGCCAGATGCTGCGTGGTGTGTTCCTGCTGGGTGAAGGCACTGTCAGCAGCATTGACACAACCGGCTTTGCGATCGGCTCCAACACGTTGCAGGGTTACGTCTTCGATAACACCTCCGCAACTGAGCAAGGCTCCCGCGTCACTGTTTACTTCAGCCCCGACGGTGGTCGCATCGCTGGAACGGATCGCGTCCTCGGACGCACCAACGCCAACGATGATGGCAGCTCTAGCAGCTCCGATGTCTTTCAGGTGTACTGGGACGGCGATGAGCAGCAGGATTTTTGCTCATCCAATCGCCCGAGCACACAGACATCGTTCGGCGTCTATGCACCGATAGGCAATGATCTGATGTACAAGGTCAACCCTGTCATCCGGCCAGGTGTTCGCAGTCAGTATCAAGCAAATACCACCGATGGCCGCTTGCAGGTTGATTGCCCGAATGATAATCAACAGATCAATCGCCGCAACAAGTTTCGCGCTAATTTCTCCACCTATAGCGGTGTTATTGGCGATGGCACAGAACAGTCTGTTGCCGTTGGCGCCACCGTGACATATAAGTTATTTTATAACAGCGACTGGGACGTTACATTCGGCAGTGGCGCGGATCAAGTTGAAGCACGCGATGTTGCATCGTCAGTGGCGTCTTTACAAAAAGGTTGGGACGACAAGCTTGTCGTTGGCGAGGTTTACAAAATCGGCACTGCTCTTGCCGTTTGCACCACACGCACTGAAGATCAGTTTGTTTCCGAAGCTGATCTCGATGGCAGCACAAGTGGCGCTGTAACTATCACCGCAACCTTTAGTGTTGTCGAGGCTGGCCTGATCAAAGGGCGGCAAGAAGCGTACCTTACCGTTGCTGACCGTATTGCAACGCTTGGCGCGATTACAGGCGGCAGCGGTTACGTTGCTGGAACGTACACCGATGTTCCGCTGACTGGTGGCAGCGGCTTTGGTGCCACTGCGGATATTGTTGTCAACGTCAGCGGTGTCGTAACTGGCGTCACGATTGTTAATCGCGGCTATGACTACGCTGCAACGGATTCGCTATCTGCAGCGGCTGCAAATCTCGGTGGCACTGGCAGCGGCTTTGCTGTTGTCGTCTCAACTGTTCTGACTGGTGGCGATACAGGCGCAGGCAATGTTGCGACAACCGGCGGCCATCTGTTGCGCTACGCCCGAGGCCAGGTTGCTACTACACGCGGCTGTCAGGCCGTGGAGCTTGGCCTGAAATCCACGCTCGGCATCAGGATCAATAACCTGTGCAACTTCCGCGACGCCAAGACCTATGAGTTTGCCGATACAAATTACTGCCAAGAGTTCGAGAACGCCGACATCGATGAAATCAAAAGCTCGTTGTATCAAAGCGGTGTTATCACGTCACCAGTCCAGCGTTACTCATTCTTCAAGATCAAATACCGCGACATCACCAGCAGTAGTTGGACAACACTGACCCACGCTTACGGTGTCCGTAGCGAAACACAGCAATCTGTTTTCAATTACATCCGGCTTGAGTTTAGCAGTGTCAAGCAACGCGAGTTCATGTTTGAACCGCTGTCTGGCTTCGAGATCCGCAACAGCCACTACGGCGCAGGTGCAACACTGTATGTGCTCGATCCGAAGAAAGGTCGCACCACCGTCAGCGAGAATGGAACGACAGCCGTATTCAACGGTGAATCCGTTGCGCTGAACGAAACCAACTTTGGCATCAACTACGGCAAAGCCGTTGCCGAGCTTGATGATGATTACAGCTATGAAGGCCGCACGCTGCGTGGCCTGCCATTGGTTGACACAAACACCTACATCGATGATTACGGCAAACTTGCAGAGACATTTGTTTACTCAGAAATCAGCAGCTCAGCGGAAGGTGGCCCAGAGCACGAAATCGTTTACGTCAACGAGATCGTCCCAAATGACACGGTGCCGTTGTATGACGACCTTGCATTGGTCGGCATCAACATCCGCTCATCAGCGGAATGGCAGCAATTCGCGCAGTTCTCTAGCTACGTGACCGGCGGCAAGGAATGCACGCTGATGCTCGGTGGCTCCGGCGCAACCCATCTGTTCCCGGATGTGCTGTATGACCTGATGACCGATACCCGTTACGGCGCTGGTTCGTTTATCAAGTCCTACATGATCGATACGACCGAGTTCGCTGCTGCCGCGCAGTGGTGCCTAGACCGCAAGTATTTCTACGATGCTGCCGTTGCAGAGCCAATCAACATCCGGCAATGGGCTGCAGATCTGGCAGCAACGCATCTGCTGCAGTTCGGTGAGACTGATGGCAAATACTTCTTGCGGCCTGCGATCTCGTTCTCGGCTGTGTCGATCGCTGGGCTGTTCACCGCAGGCAACATCGTGCAGGATAGCTTCAGCCTGCAGTATTTCGATCCCGAAGACCGCGACCCGATCCAAGTCTCGGTTCGTTACCGCGAAGAGCGCCCCAGCAACGATCTAACCAGTCCCGGACTGTTCCCGGTGGTGCGTGAAGTGCTGGTGCGTGAAGCCACCGGCTCCGCAACCGATCCGATCGAGCAGCTTGACATGTCGGAGTATTGCACCAGCCGAGCACATGCGATCGATGCCGCCAAGTTCTTGGTCAAGATGCGCCGCATCCCAACGCACACGATTTCGTTCAAGACCACACACGACGGGCTAACTGCAGGCTTGGCGCCTGGCGATTACATCAAAGTCGCCATGGATGAAACAGAATATGACGAGTTCAACAATGGTGTCGTCACATCCGAAGGTGCATTGGTGAGCACAACCACGCTCGCCGATGGCAGTTACGACGTGATCGCTTGGGATGGCACCGAGGGTAATGCTCCGGCGGATGCAACACTGATCGTCAGTGGCAACACCGCAACACCCACAGGCATTGTCTTCACCGTCAAGCTGCCCAGCACGCAAGTCCGCGTGTATCAGGTGGAGCGCATCACGCCAGATGATGAGGGCACATTTACAATAGAAGCAATGCACATGCCCGTGAATAGCTCCGGCATCTTGGAAGTTGCCGATGGTTTCGACACTGCCGGTAACTGGACGATCCAAGACTGATGGCCACCACATTCCCGAGTATCGAGCCAACCGCCAGGAGCTTCACCGCACCGGCATGGCAAACCACCACGCAGACATCTCAGTCCGGCGTGATAACTCGCAGGTTATGGGGCAGCCGCCCAAGCCGCGCCACGCTTAGCCTGCAGTTCAATAACATCAGCGACGCAAACGTATCTGCAATCCTCAACGCATACAACACCGCAAAAGGTTCAGTTGACAGCCTGACACTGCCAAGTGTCCTGTTCAACGGCGCCGATGCCACGCTTACCACATGGCTCGATGCAAGCGCAACCGGCGCCGGTCTGCTCTGGTGCTTCAGCGAAGGCTCCGCACCACAAGTCGAAAGCGTTGCCCCAGGCCGATCCAATGTCACTGTCAGTTTGACGGCTGAGCTTA